GGAGTATTCTTCCGCCAAGGCCTCGGCATCGCGGGCCGGCACGGCCTCCCAGACAGATAGGTTCTCCAGATAGACCGACTTGTAAACCGGCCCGCTGTCGCTGTCGCTGTCGCGAATCACGACTAGTGTACCCTTGGTCAGTGCTTTCACTGACTCGATGAACCCTTGAAAGTAACGACCGTCGTTACGGGTCGCGACGAAATACATGCCAACGTGAACTGGTGCAAACTTTCGCATGGTTCTAATCCTTGGTGGTGAAAACTTCCAATCGGTATGCCACTGTTCTACATTCTGGTATCGGCATTTGCAAGAAAAAAAAATAGAGAATCCGTTTGGCTATTTTCCCGCTATTTTTTGGTGTTTTGGCACGATAGTTGCACAGAGGCATACCCCCACCAAAGGGGGGTTTTTTCATTTTCCCCCCTATCGGGCGGGTTACTACCCAAAACGGGCCGGTGGTATAAAAACAATAAGCCATCCCAAATAAAATTGGCCAGTTTCTTTTGGTGTATTGTACTTGTAATAGAATCTATAGATGCTATGTTTACAAAAAACAGGAATCAATTATGATTTACAATATTACTACCGGCATTTCTTCTGGTAATCTAGATCCGGTCACGCCGAACAACGTTCAATTACCCTTAAAAAGCACAGATTACAATTTTAAATTTACAGATTTATCAGACTCCACAGGTGGTCCTATTAATCGAATTGAAATTGTCAGATTTCCCACAATACCCGAACACGGCACACAACCATCAATTAATAATGGCGTTTATATTATTGATGAAACTAAATATCTTATTAAATAGGAATTAATATATGCCAAAAATATATCATGTTTATCTCAACGATTCTCGCTCAAGTTTCGGAGTAACCTCAACCCAAACATTTGTTGCTGCTATATCCGCCGACAATGCAGAACAAGCTATAGATTTAACTGCTCCAGACATAAGACTTAAACTCGCACCCAGCACACCCAGATCTCCATTTTCATTATCGGCATATTCTTTACAAGACGATATTATTAGAAACTTAGGCGGTTCATCATCCGTATCAGTAGGTCTATCCACAAATATAAATATTGACCAAAATCCCGACTATGATATAGAAAGAGAAACATTTAGTTGCGCTCTAAATTCCATCATAACAAATATTACAACAGCACTCAATAAAGACCCCAGGTTCGCTAACTGCACAATAGACATAAATAAGTTCATCAGATGTTTATCAGAAATATTAGAACATCAAAAATTTCCAAAAAACTTTGAAGCAGACCTAAGATTAGCCGACGGGATTTTTTTCTCATATCCAGAAAATCTTAGAGGAAAAAATAGAGAAAGAATAGAAAGATTTCGCAGGTTCTATAAGCTATATTTAGCTTTTAAATACGATATGTTTAAAGAATTGCGCATACCGTTAAAAACAAAAGATGGCATTGATCAATCTCAAAAAGTAGAAGATTTTTTACCACAAGAAATTGATACATCACTTTTAAATAAAACAAAAAAGAATCTACAAAAAAGAATAGAAGCTATTCTATCTGACAGAAATATTCTTAACAAACAACAAGCTATAGATACTGATCCTGAAGTATCAGCATATAGAACTTTGATAGCAGCAGAAGAGGAGAGACTAGAAGAAGAATCTAGCGATGATTGTCCAGATAGTGATGACTGTTACGTTGACGTATCGGTTTCTCCTATATTTGTAGATAGACTAATTAATCTTCCCGCTCGTCGATCACGCAAATTATTTTTGTCTCAAAGTTATTTATTAATACGAGTAGCCAAACTATTAGAGTCCGGAAATTCTGTGCCAATAATTCTCAGAGGAAGCGAATCATATCAAAATTCTATGAATAATGAAGATATAGACGCTTTAATATATAATCAAATATCAGGATCAACAGGCCCGTTACATCAAATATCAATTATTGGAATGTCCACGGACAACGATAACGGTGTTACATTAACTATACAAGACTCTTATACCATCAAAGGATCCGAAAAGAAAAATATTTTCCAAATTAAACTTACTAACTCATATTTTACCAACGAAATTACAACCCCTGTAGATAAAAATAAATACAATATTGGTTTTGATGATGGAACAACATCTGGTGGAAAATACCAATTGTTCTTGGGGGTTTCTATAACTATAGAAGCTATTAACGACACACCAACTTGTTGTGTTAATTCATAAAAAAACAAGCACCAAGAAATTCTTGATGCTTGCTTTAAATCTATTCTATAATTTTATATATTAATTTTCTACTGGTAGTTGTTGAACATCTCTTACCTTTTTTCTACGACCTCTAGGCTTAACGATACCAATTTTTCGTCTCTGGCGACGAACCATACCGGTTGTAATATTTTCCCCGGTCATAACACTAAGCTTATTGGCCAGTTCTTCATCACTTAAAAGGCTAATATTGTCCCTTACAAACCCTAATTCTGCATCACTCCACTTTTTATATGTACCCATAATACTATTTCCTTTTTGACAAAAGTGTACTAATAACATACTATATAGTACAACATTGATCATTTAACGCAAGGCCAAAATCATGAAAATTGATAAGATTATTCCGAGTGAACTAAAAATTGTTGCTAGTGAAAAACTTAATATACAAAAAGACTTACAAACAGAAGATCCAGATAAGAGTCTAGAAAAAATAATAAATGAGCAAAACGAAAAAGAACAAAGCTCCCAAGGTTGATGAAAACGAACTATTAAAAGTCATTGATATTATTACTAAAAAATTAGCATATAAATTTAAATTTGGCTATCATGACATAGAAGATATGAAACAGCAAATTAGTATATTTGCAATAGAGGGTTTAAAAAATTATGACCACAAAAGGCCCCTAGAAAACTTTCTTTGGACTCACGTTCGTAACCGTTTATTCAACTACAAAAGAGATAACTATCAACGCCCCGACAAGCCATGTTACACTTGTCCTTTTTTTGACAAATCAGCATCTGCTTGCACAAAATACTCTAATAAAAATGATTGTGATTTGTATGCTAAATGGTTAAACCGTAATCAAAATAAAAAGAACCTAATGCATTTAACCACCGTAGACGAAATTAAAGATTATGGAAATATATTTTTTGATTCATCAGTTTCTCCAGATAATAATGAAATTATAGAAATAATAGAAAATAATCTGTCAGGCGAATATCGTACAATTTATCTTAAACTTAAAAATGGAAGTAAAGTTAGCACAGTAGACAAAAATAAACTTTTAGCTAAAATTAGAGAAGTACTATGCCTAAAAAACGAGGACAACTAAGCTTAGACGAAGAAAAATTTATAAGAGATAATATACAAAGTTTAAGCATAGAACAAATAGCTAATACGTTAAATAGGAATGAAGCTCCTATTAATAGATATATTGATGAAAATCAACTATATGCTATTGAAGAGAAAAACGAAAACGAGGTTTTATTACGGAAGTTGCACAGTAAAAGTTTTTGGTACGAAATAGAACGCCAATTTGATAAAGAAAGTGGCGAACTAGAATACTTTGAAAATACATGGATAGGTCTTGTTAAGCAGTTTCGAGAAGATGTACTACCCGCTGAAGAGCTTCAAATTAAACAATTTATCACTATTGATATTCTTATTAATAGAAGTATGAAAGAGCGTAAGCGTCATATTAGTGAAACAGAAAAACTACAAAAACAAGTAGATGCAGAATATGACAAGCCAGATGACCAAAGAGATATTCCAAGATTAACTAATTTAGAAACACAATTAAGCTTTGCTCGTAATAGCATATCTAGTTATACTAATGAATATACAAAACTTTTAAATGAACAACAAAAGATAAGCAAAGATTTGAAAGCCACAAGAGAACAACGCATCAAAAGAATAGAAGATGGTAAAAGTAGCTGGGTGGGATTAATACGAATGTTAGAAGATGAAGAAGTAAGAGAAAAAGAAGGTCGTGAAATGGAAATTCTTAGTATGGCTACAGAAAAATATAAAAAAGATTTATTTGGGTATCATAACTATCAAGATAATAAAGTGGATAAACCATTCTTAAACCACGAAAGCGTTATGGAAAATGACTAGAAATTATCAAGATCCACAATATAAAGAATGGCGAAAAAAGATATATGCACGAGACAATCATATGTGTCAGTGGCCCGGTTGTAAAAATACCAAAAAATTACAGGCCCACCATATTTACAGATGGGCCGATTTTCCCGGTTTAAGATACCACCCTCAAAATGGAATAACTCTCTGTAAAACTCATCATGATCTTATTAAAAATAATGAGGATGATTACAGAGGATTCTTTAGTAGGTTAGTAACATGAATAAAGATCCTTTCACAATAATAGTAGATACTAGAGAACAAATTCCTTGGGAGTTTGGATTTCACGATACTGCTAAAAAGAAATTAGATACTGGTGATTATAGCATAGAAGGATTCGAAGATATATTAGCTATAGAAAGAAAAAAGAGCGTTAGTGAAATTGCTACCAATCTCAGCGAAAGTAGATTTAAGGATGTTTTACAAAGATTAAGCAAAATTAAACATCCATATATGGTATTCGAATTTAGTCTTGATGAGGTATATTCATTTCCTGTTGGTAGTGATATCCCAAAAAGAATGTGGGATAAGTTAAAAATTAGCGGCAATTATATTATTAAAAGGCTAATAGAGATACAACTAGAATATAATATTCAAATAGTTTTTTGTGACGATTCATCTAATGCTGAGAGATTTTCAGCTAGTTTAATGAAAAGAATATATGAACGATACTATAAGAAATAAAAAACTTTTCGAAGACGCTTGGCTAGGACTTGGTGACCTATCCAAAATAGAGGTTACAAAAAACCCTATGATTGGTCGTACCAAAGATGATATAGAAAATCCAGACCTTCATTTATTAAGACTATTACGTAATCCTAAATATTTTGCTACAACTTGTAAACTCTTGTTTGATATAGAATTGCACCCAATACAAGTAGCTATATTAGAAGAATTCTGGATAAGACCATTCCCAATGTTTATTGCTTCTCGCGGTTTTGGTAAAAGTTTTTTGATGGCATTATATTGCGTATTAAAATGTATGTTGGTTCCTGGAACAAAAATTGTGGTAGTTGGTGCTGCATTTCGTCAAAGTAAAATTATTTTTGAATATATGGAAACTTTGTGGCGAAACAGTCCAATATTACGAAGTATCTTTACAGGAAACAATGATGGTCCGCGTCGAGATGTTGACAGATGTACCTTGAGATTGGGCGAAAGTTGGACAATTGCGGTTCCTATGGGTGATGGTAGTAAGATCAGAGGTCTTAGAGCACATATCATAATAGCAGACGAGTTCGCATCAATATCTCCTGACATTTATGAAACAGTAGTCTCAGGCTTTGCTGCTGTTAGTGCAAACCCAATTCAAAATGTTAAGGAAGAAGCTAAAAGAAAAGCATTAGCAGAAGCTGGTTTGTGGAACGACGAACTTGAAGCCGTACAAATCAAAAAAGGAAATCAGGCTATTATATCTGGTACAGCAGATTATGCTTTTAAGCATTTTGCTAGTTATTGGAATCGTTATAAATCAATATTAGAAAGTAAGGGAGATAAGCATAAACTAGAAGAAATATTTAAAGGAGAGGTTCCTGACAGCTTTAATTGGAAAGATTATAGTGTCATTCGTATACCATACGAACTTATTCCTAAAGGATTCATGGATGATAAACAAGTAAGTAGAGCCAAAGCAACTATTCACACAGGCATATATAATATGGAATATGCTGCATGTTTTACAGAAGATAGCGATGGGTTTTTCAGGCGTAGTCTTATAGAAAGTTGTGTAGCTAGCGAAACAAAACCAATCATAATTAATGGTAAAACAGTTGTATTTGATGCATCTACTTCCGGGAATGCTAGTCTACAGTATGTTTACGGAATTGACCCAGCATCAGAAAAAGATAATTTCAGTATAGTAGTATTAGAGCTACATCCGGACCACAATAGAATTGTTTATTGTTGGACTACTAATAGAAGCAATTTCAAAGATAGACAAAAAACCGGATTGATAAATGAATATGATTTTTATGGATTTTGCGCTAGAAAAATACGTAATCTAATGAAAACTTTTCCTCCAGCTAAAATAGGAATGGATGCTCAGGGTGGTGGAGTCGCTATTGAAGAAGCATTACATGATCCAGGCAAATTAGAAGATGGAGAAGTTTTATTATGGCCAGCTATAGATGACGATAAACCAAAAGACACAGACGATCAACCCGGTGCTCATATATTAGAATTAGTGCAGTTTGCTCGTGCAGATTGGACTAGTCAAGCTAATCACGGCTTAAGAAAAGATTTAGAAGATAAGGTACTTTTATTTCCTAGATTCGATCAATTGAGTTTAGCTTTAGCTCTTGATAAAGAAAATAAAGATATTATGGAGACTGATTTTAATAATATATATGATAATCAAAGCGATTGTATTTTGGAAATAGAAGAACTAAAAAATGAACTAACAACAATAGTTATGACACAAACAAGCACAGGATCTGGAGGAAGAGACCGATGGGATACTCCAGAAATTAAGTTGCCAAATGGTAAAAAGGGCAAACTAAGAAAAGACCGATATAGCGCATTAGTAATAGCAAATATGATTGCTAGACAAATAAATAGGTCTTTATCTCCAGTTAATTTTGATTTAATAGGGTCAAATTTACGAGATGACTTTAAGAAAAATAATAATGGCGAATTATACAGAGGACCAGCTTGGTTTATTGGTTCTGCAAACGATGATATATATAAAGGAATTTACAGATAGTGTGTATATTAGTATAAAAGAATTATAATCCCATTACAATACTATTATGAAAAAAACAAACGCTTCAATACCAGATGCCGAACCAATAACTCCAGAAAATGCTTATGTCACATGGAATGATGAGAATTTAGACGATAAAAGAACAGCATTAAACGAAGCTTCTAAGGCTTTAGATGAATATACCGTTATTCAAAAAAGCACAGCAAATAATAGCCGATATCGTTTAGATTTTTCTAATCTAGATGGCCCAACTAGTGGTCGCCCAGGATTAACAAGAAGCGATTACGACTATTTTAGACCAGAAGAAAGTATTCCTACTCATATAAAAGGAATTCTTAATAAAGCAGATGTTGTTTATAATAGGGTTGGTCTGGTTAAAAATGTTATCGATTTAATGGGTGACTTTGCTTGTCAGGGAATAAGATTAGTACATCCTAATAAAAGAATAGAAAGATTTTACAGAAATTGGTTCGATAAAATTAATGGAGAAGAACGAAGCGAAAGATTCTTAAATAATTTATATAGGGTTGGTAATGTTGTTATTAATAGACAAACAGCAAAGATCAGTGTTAAAATAGAAAACAATTTATACAAAAGCGTTGGTAGTCCAGACCTAATCATAAATCAAGATGAACTAAAAGTAGAGAAAAGAGAAATACCTTGGAAATATACTTTTATTGATCCTGTTTATGTTGATGTGGTTGGCGGTCCATTATCTTCTTTTGTGGGAAGTAAAACATATTCAATAGTTATACCAGGGTCTCTACGCAAAATAATTAACAGTCCTAAAAATGATGCTGAAAGAAAAATTGTAGATCAATTGCCCATAGCTATTATTGATGCGGCAAAAACCAAGAAGCCATATATTCTTGATCCAGAAAAAACATTAGTATTTCATTACAAAAAAGACGATTGGAAAACATGGGCATATCCCATGATTTATAGCATTATGGACGATATTAATGTTATTGAAAAATTAAAACTTGCTGACTTAGCAGCATTAGATGGTGCAATTAGCAATGTTAGAATATTTAAACTTGGTAGTCTAGAACACAAAATTGCTCCAACACCCGCAGCTGCTAATAAGCTTAGTAGTATACTACAAAATAATGTTGGTGGTGGTACTATTGATTTAGTTTGGGGTCCAGACATTGAAATGCTAGAAAGTAAAACTAGTGTTCATCAATTTCTAGGCGAAGGAAAATATACTCCACATTTAAACAGCGTATATGCTGGACTAGGTATTCCACCAACCCTCACAGGAACATATGGCGCTGCTGGTACAACAAATAACTTTATTAGTTTGAAGACATTAACACAAAGACTTCAATATGGAAGAAAGGTGTTGACAGCATTTTGGAAAAAAGAAATAGCAATGGTTCAAAAAGCTATGGGCTTTAGATTTCCAGCAAAAATAGAATTTGACAGAATGGATCTTAGCAACGAAGAAGCTGAAAAAGCTCTACTAATACAATTAGCAGATAGAAATATCATCTCTGATGAATTGATTCAAAGAATATTTGGTTTTGATCCAGATATCGAAAAGAATAGACTTAACAGAGAAAATAGAGAAAGAAAGAGTAGTCGTATGGTTAAAAAAGCTGGTCCATTCTTTGATGCTAATTTTGAAACAGCAGCTAAAAAGATGGCTATGCAATTAGGTTTGGCAACTCCTAGTCAAATAGGCATAGAATTAGATAAAAAGAAAAAAGGAGAATTAAATTCTGTAGAGGTTAAATCTCAATTTCCTCCAATTAAAACTAATCCAATAGGTGGTGGTAATTCTGATTCCTTACCGGGACAACCACAACAAGGAAGACCACGAAACAGTAAAGATTCTAACCAAAGAAAAACTAGGGAATTTAGCCCGCAAACCGGAGCGTCTCTTAATATTTGGTCAATAGATACACAAGATAAGATATCAGAAATTATTAATCCAATATTATTAGAGTTCTACAATAAAAAAAACATGCGCAGTTTATCTAGCTCAGAGTATAATGAAGCAGAAGAAACCAAATCTAAAATCTTTTTTTCTATAGAGCCTTTTGCAGAAGTGACGGAGAGTTTAGTTTTGTCAAAACTCAATACTATTAATAGTATTGATATATCTGATAGGTATAAACAATATAAAATATTTAGCAAATCTTTATTAAATGAAATAGATAGGCCACTTACCTCTGACGAAACAAAATATACAAAATCATATTTATATCAGTTGGTGTATTCAAAATAATAACTTTATTTTTATAGAGAAAATATTATGAAAATTTTTGCCGCCGAAATACAAGATGGTCTGGAAGAAATATTAAATTCTAGAGCATCCATCTCTTACGCTTCTCAGGCAGAACCATCATCAACTCAATTCTGCACAAAAAATACAGATATAAAAGCTTTGGCCGGAATAGAAGATAAAGATCTTTATTATACTCAATCTATTTTAGTAACAACTTCTTGGAATAAAAATGATGATATTTTTGACAAAGATGAGGTTTGGGCCGCAAAGAATACTCCAATTCATAAGCCAACAAATTTAGAACATAACGAAGGAATTATAGTTGGTCATATTACTTCTAATTGGCCTATTACAGATGATGGAATATTAATTGACGAATCAACTCCATTAGAAAATCTACCCAATAAATATCATATATTAACTGGGTCTGTAATTTATGTAGGATATACAGAACCAGAGCTAAAAGAAAGAGCCCAAAAACTCATAGCAGAAATAGAGCAAGGCACTAAATACGTTAGTATGGAGTGTTTTTTCAAAGGATTCGATTATGGATTAATTAGTAAAAGTACTGGTCAATACAAAATATTGGGCAGAAGTGAGGAAACCGCTTTCTTAACAAAACATCTCAGAGCATACGGCGGTCTGGGAGAATACGAAGATCATAAAATTGGTAGAGTATTAAGAGAAATTACATTTTCTGGTAAAGGTTTCGTAGATAAACCAGCTAATCCAGAGAGCGTAATTTTTACTCAAAACAGTATTAATTTTGATAAGAGCTTATCTCTTGTAGAATCTGAAAAAGAAAAAAATAGCAATTTTTCAGATATAGGTGTATTTTCAAATCAAGCCAACTTAAAGGAGAACGATATGACTTTAGAAAAAGAAGTTGCAGAAATCAAAGAAAAAATCGAAGCTATGGCAGACTGCAAAGCAGCTATTGCTGAAGCACAAAGCACCGCTTCTGATTTAGAAACCAAAAACACAGAACTTTCTGAGGTGTTAAAAGCCAAAGAAACAGAATTAACAGAAGTTAAGGCTGCTCTTGAAAATACAATCTTAGAAAAAGAAGAAGCTGCCAAAAAAATGGCAGAAGATATGAAGAAAAAAGAAGAAGAAATGCAAAAAATGAAAGCAGAATTTGATTCTACTAATGAGATTCTAGCTGCTTACAAAGATAAAGAAGCAGAAATGATGAAAAAAGAGAAGAAGATGAAAAGAATGGCAACTCTTCTTGAGACTGGCTTCGACACTGAGCTTGCAACAAGCACTGTTGAAAAGTTCGAGAGTCTTGATGATACTGCTTTTGACAGCATGACTGAAGTTTTTGCTGCTATGATGCCAGCTAAAAAGAAAAAGATGGAAGAGGAAGCAATGGTTATGAAAAAGAGAGCTTCCGAAGAAGAATCTCAAGTATTAGAAACAGCTGAAACAGAAGATACTGTTGATCTTAGCGTTGGCAGCGAAGAAGAAGTATCCGAAGTTGAAAACACAAGAGCTGCTTTAGTTGATTTTGTTTATAACAGATTAGGCAAGAAACTTAATAAGGGAGAGTAAACATGGCTCTAAAACCAGATCGTATCGAAGCATATACTGATATTTCTTTTTTCTGCAACGATTCCACAGCAGAGCGTGGTGTAATCGCTGTACATAGTACCGGCGGCAGCGGAGTTGCTATGGATGATGCACTAGCTGTTGTTACAACAGTTGTTGCTGCTCCATCTGGCACAAAGCCAGCCGGATTACTTCTAAACGACGTAGTTAATCTTGATCTTACTAGACAACACATTAACTGGCATCGTGATGAAGTTCAAACCGGTAGCAAAGTAACACTATTACGTCAGGGTCAGGTAACAACAAATATGGTTGTTTCCGGCGTAACACCAGCAGTAGGCGATGACGCTTACTATGGCGTAAATGGACAACTAACCAATGTTTCAACAGCAGGATCAACATCCTCTGGTGTTAAGGTTGGTCGTTTCCTAGGTGTTAAAGATGCTGACGGTTATGTAAAAGTAGACATTAATATAACTTGATAAGGGAGAAAAACATGGCCAATAATAGATTTCAAGCTACACCAGAACTTACAGATCTCTTAGTTAGATCCGGTTCTACTAAAAAAGAAGAGGCTCTTGGCGCTAATGCCGAGTTCGCTAAGGCTCTAGAGCTTCCTCTTCGTCAAGGTGTTCTAAATGGTGATATTCTAGATGGTATCTTCGAGCCAGTTGTATTAGCTCAAAGTGCTACTCCAGAATTTCCATTAGATTTCCTTGCTCCAGGCACTGAAAAAGACTTTGTGGCTTATACCATCCCAAATCATGGTTATATTCCACAACGTCACGTTGAAGGCGATTATGTCATGGTTCCAACCTATGACATTGGCGCTAGTATCGATTATCTTCTAAAGTATGCTCGCGATGCCCGTTGGGACGTTGTTGGTCGTGCTATGGAAGTTCTCGAAGCTCAGTTCGTCAAAAAGATGAACGACGATGGCTGGCACACTCTTCTTGCTGCTGGTGTTGACCGCAATATCGTTGTTTACGACAGCGATGCTGATAATGGTCAATTTACCAAACGCTTAGTAAGTCTAATGAAGACTGTTATGCGTAGAAATGGTGGCGGTAATAGTGCTAGCAACAACCGTGGCATGTTAACAGATCTTTATGTAAGTCCAGAAGCTATGGAAGATATCCGTAACTGGGGCTTAGATCAAGTTGACGAAATCACTCGTCGTGAGATTTATGTTGCTGCCGACGGAACTCTTAACAGAGTATTCGGCGTAAATCTTCATGATCTTGATGAACTTGGTGAAGGTCAAGAGTATCAACTATTTTATGATAACGTTCTTAATGCTGATCTACCAACTGGCCATGACACAGAATTGGTTGTTGGTCTTGATCTTCGCAAGAGAGACAGTTTCATAATGCCAGTTCGCCAAGAAGTTCAAATCTTCGAAGACGATACTTTACATCGTCAAAAGAGAGCTGGCTTCTACGGTTGGGCTGAACAAGGCTTTGCTGTCCTAGATAACCGCAGAGTATTACTTGGTGCTCTCTAATATCAAGTTAGATTGATATCTAAAAGAAAGGCTGGCCTTGTGCCGGCCTTTTTTTTTAGGTGTATTATATAAGTATGATGTTCTCTTTTACTAAAATAAAGGGCAAAATATGTACTGGGAAATAGAAATACCAATTATTGTCCGCAATTTAATTAATGATTTACAAGATCCGCCAGAATATTCTGATGATAGAATCAAACAACTAATAACAATAGCATCTCAGTATGTTTTAAATGATGTCAACTTGACCACAACATATACAATTGATATTATTAATCAGACTATTAGTCCAGATCCAAGCGACCCTAATTCTAGAGATACAGATTTCATAGGACTAGCCGCTTTAAAATCTGCTTGTATATTGGATCAAAGTACGTTTAGAACAAAGGCTGCTTTAGAAGGCATTAAAACAGCATTAGGATCAGCAAATTTAAGTATTAGTGGTAATCTATCTGGATATAAAATGATTTTAGATCAGGATCAAGGCCCATGTAAACTTTATGAACAATTAACTCTTGATTTTAATATTGGTAATGCAACAGCAATTAGCGCTATTCTTAGTCCTTTTGTCGGCAATAATTTTGATCCGAGATATCTATTAAGAGGATCATTTAGAAGCACCAATAGTAATGACTTCTACTCATAAGGATATTAAATGGTAGACTTTAACAGACTACAAAATGTCTACAAAAATCAAATAGATTTATTGTTAGCTAGTACAGGTTTAACAACTCAGTGTGAATTCAATTTTGGAATCTCTAAAAAAAATATATGTCCAAATTGCATATATGATGTTGGATTAAAAAAATCTTCTGGTAAATATAAAATAGGCGGGCCAATATCATTTCCTATAGGTAAGATTTGTCCATATTGTAACGGTATTGGTTTTTATGGCGAACAAAAATCTACTATAGGATATCTAGCAATTATATGGGATTATAAAAAATGGATAAATCCACCACCTACTATCAATAATCCAGAGGGTTTTATACAAACTATTTGCGATAAAACTTATCTATCGCTAATTAAACAATGCAAAGATATTACCGTAATATATAATCAATCAGGATCTAATCCTATTTTTAACCTATATGGAGAACCCAATCCTGCTGGGTTA